TACGACGGAGCCGAGGTCATTGCCAAGGCGATTGACGAGAATCTGCGCCAGTCGGGTCGGACGGTTCAGGCGGCCAACTTTTTTTATGATTCTCCTACCGCTGTGTTGCACAAGACCAGAAAAATAATTGACGAGGTGGTTGGAGAAAAGGGCACGAAAGCCTTGGACCGGTTTGCGGAAAAAGCGCACAAGGCGGACAATGAGGCGGTTCGGGGTAACGCTTTCAAGGCGGCCAAGGAGCTGGACGACGAGGCGGCCCGCACCCCCGACGTGATGGGGGACGCGGCCAGAAAGGTGACGTCCAGAATCAAGCAGAAGGTAGAGGCTTTGAATAATTCCAGCGCGGTACTATTGCGCCGGATTGAGCAGTCGGCCAAAAATCTCGGCAAGGGGGGCGTTCCGAGCGACGAAACCATTTTAACCGGGCGTATGGTCAACGAGCTACACGCCATCGGCAAGCAAAGCCTGCCGGAAATCGCGCGGAAAGCGAATTCGATGAATCGCTGGGAGTTTGCGAAGTACGTGGTGGAACACCGCGCCGAGATGCGCTCGGTATGGGAGGGGGCGCAGCAGCTTGCCAAGACCAAGTTTGCCAATGACCCCGCCATGCTGAAAACGCTGAACGACTGGTTACAGCTCGATTTGACCGACCGGCTGATGTTTGACCGGACGGTTGCGCCGCTGCTTCAGGAGGCAATGAGCAAGCAGGGGTTCCGACTGGCCGATTTTGCGGACGCTGGTATTAAAGGCGATAAAATCGGTGTGTTTGCTGAGAATGTGGTGAAGCAACTGGGATTGGAGGGGGACGCTGCCGAGCGGGTATATCAGTACATTTATGCTGAGATGCAAAGCGAAGTGGCCGATTATGTCAGCAAGACGGCGGCGAAAGAAAGCTTGATTCCTTCCATGCTGCGCAGGGTGCAAAATACAGTAAACCGTGCCGAAGGAGCGCCGCAGAAGGTAGACACTGTGACTGCGGGTGTTGTGGATGATATTTTCAAGATTGTGCAAAGAATTGAAGGACGCGGCAAGGTGCCCGACGCCGCCGACACGCTTTCTAAAATTACTGCCCTTGGCGACATGGTCAACAACCAAAAGGGATACGCGAACACGTGGCGCAGGGTATACGATGAAGCTTTGGAGCTATACAAAAACAGCCCCGAACAACTGCGCACCCTCAGATCTCACTTCGCGCAGGAAATTGACAATGTAATTCCTGCCACGACGATGGATAGGGCAATTCAGCAGGGGATGAAAGCCAAGGGGCTGACCTGGACAAAGTTCATGGACGATTATTATTCCGGCGCGCAAAAGGATGATTTGGTGGAATTTATCGTCGAAAGGAGCGGCGCGAAGGGAGAGGGGGCCGAGGCTTTGAGGCAGGCTCTGAGGGAGCGGGTTTATACCGGCGCGGAGCAGAAGCGGGTCGCCACACTGAACCGGCTTTTCAAGATCGACGACGACGCTGCCGAAGTCAAAAAAACAGCGAAGAAATTCAACATGATTCACCGCAACGCCGCCAATTCGGAGAAGCTGGTATATCGGATTTTGAGCGGCGGCACGGAGGGGAAATACCGGGTTGCTTTGTGTGAGGCGCTGCAAATCCCGGTCATGACCGACGAAAAGGCCTCGAATCTAATCGAAATAGCGCAGAAAATCAAGGCAGCGGAATTCGGTTCAATCTCAGAAAAACAGGCATACAATAAGCTGTTTAACGAGATGACGAAAGGAATTCCCATGCAAAAGAAGTTTGCGGTTTCGGCGCTTATTAAAACCGGGATGCTTACTAATCCTAAAACCCACGTTACAAACATGGTGTCAAACGCCTTCAACTATCTTACCATGCAAGCGAATGACGCGACAGCGGCTGGTTTTGAAAGTTTTCTAGTGAAGATTGGCAAGATAGACGAAGCCGACCGGGTCTTTAGCGTAGCGTGGCGGCATGGAGCGGACGGCAAGGCGCGGAAAGCTTCGATTGGAGACTGGTGGGAGAAACTGGGCGTATCAGAATACAGCCGCACCGGGAAATACGCAGACCCGCGCTATATGGCCGGGCGCAGATACGATCAAGTGTTTCAAGGCAAAAATGTTGTGTCCAAAGGGCTTAACAAATACAGCGAGAAAGTATCGGACGCGCTGGAAAATGAAGATATCTTTGCGGCTAAATTTGTGTATTTTCAAAGAGCTGGTTCCATGATGAAGGCCAAAGGGTTGACTGAAATGACCCCCGAAATACACGCGGAGGCGTTGAAGGCCGCAAAGTATTACACCTTCCACACGCAAGGAAAGCTTTCCGACGCGGTGAACAGCTTGAAAAGGTTACCCTTTCTTGGCAATGCCATTGATTTGGGAGTTATGCCGTTTACCGGCACCAACTTAGCGGTATTGGATCAGGCTGTGATCGACAACAATCCCTTACAAATTATAGCAGGTCTATCTCATATCCTCCGACAAAATGGAGGCGATATGACCGACGCGATTTACCAAACCGCAAAAGGCGTGACGGGCTTGGGCGCGGCGGTATTAGCGGGGGTTGGATTTTATAAAGGCGTTTTGAGCGTCAACTCCAATTCGACGCTGCGCCAATCCACGGGTAGCAAGGAATATTCGCTGAATATCGGCTCTGCCAGCTTCGATATTGGCGACTTATCCCCCACTATGATTTCGATGTTTCAAACCGTATCGACACTGCAACAGATTCATGAGAATGCCCAAACGGGCGATGAGGGCGCTGAAATATTGGACGGGGTACTGAAAGCGTATTTTGACCCGGCCATTGATGCGTCACCTTGGGGATCTTTCAAAGAGACTTTTGTGGACTATGGTGGAGAGTTGAATCCCGAACGTGCCGTGGAGCGGATACCGGCCAGCATTGCGGGTTCTATCTTACCCAACGCGCTTGCGGGAATCGCCGGAGGGCTGGATAACACGAGCCGTTCCACTTACAACGACAATGCTTTTCTCAACATCGGTTCTAAATTTCTCAACGATGTTCCGGGATATTCTTTCACACAGAGCGCGAAGATCGACATGTGGGGCAACGAAGTAAAAAGGAGCGGTATTGATGGCGTTGGAGGCGGCATATTAAACGCTATCAACAGTACGGCCAATCCCTTGACCGCCTCGTTTAACCGATACGCTGGCGACGAACTCACGCAGGAGGTTACCCGGCTTTATCGTGCGGGATACAACTCGGCGGTTCCGTCTACGCCTAGCAGGACGATAACAATTAACAAACAGGATTATAGATTAACCCAGGCCGAATATGAAGAATTCTGTCGTGATGTGGGTAAGGCTCGGTATGAGTTGGCGAAAGACATCGTTAAAACTGGTCTTTATCAAACTTACGACGATCAAAAGAAAGCGGAAATTTTGAGGCAAAATTACACAAAATCATATGACAGAATAAAAAAGCAGTGGGTAAGTAAACTGATTATAAAATTGGAAACAGATTAAAAAAAGAAGGGCGGGGATTCCCGTCCTTCTTTTTCCTTGCTTTCTATTTGTATGCCTCTATTAATTAAAAAGTTTCATAAGAGGTACGAAAAAGGTACGAATATTCAAAAAAACATGTTTTTAGGGCAATAAGGAAAGAGCAGGAGAAACACGAAAAACCTTATATATCAATGACTTTAGCGATATATCAATAAATTACAAAACCACTTTTTCGGTTCCCTCTCTCTCCGCCATATAGTATAAGAACCCGCATTTTATGCGGGTTCTTTCCTTTTATGTACGAAAAATGTACGAATCATCAGAGATTTATCTGATGTTGTGGATTGTAAACAGCGGAAATCGGTTCAGAGGCTCTCCAAGATTTTAATTGCCCGTTCTTCTTCACGAGGGTATAAATGCGAATACGTATTCCACGTGATTTCAATTTTAGAATGGCCGAGTCGACGAGCTATTTCTTGAATGTTAATACCTTCGTTGGCAAGCAAGCTGGCATGGCTGTGCCGAAAATCATGAATGCGAATGTGAGGCAATCCGGCCTCGTCAGCGTATCGAATGTTTCGATTTGAAATCGATGTGTCTCCCAAGCACGATATTCCACCGCAGACACGGTACTCCTCTGTAAAAGATTTCTCTTTTTGCTGTAAAGCCTTATGTTCTTGTAAAATCACCATTAAATTTTGAGGCAGTTGCAGATCGCGGTAAGACGATTTGTTTTTTGGCGGCGTTTCGATGATCGGTTTCCCTTTGATTTTCTGTGCAACGCTTCGACGCACATGGAGGATGTTGCCGTCAATATCGCCCCACCTCAAAGCGTTAATCTCACCCTTGCGCAGTCCGGTAAAGAAAGCAATGTTGAAAAAAACGTAATAGCCGCGGTCGGTCATGGTGTCCATGTGCTTTGCGGCAACGGCAATGAATTTTTTAAACTGATCGGCAGTATAATAGCGTATTGTATCTTGAGGATTTTCAAAATACACCTCTTTGAAGTTCCCAATTCTGTCAAGAGGGTTTTTGGGTATGTATTCCATTCGCACGGCGTAGTTGAGCATAGCGCGGAACGCGCTATAAATGTTTTGCATGGTAATGATAGCCAAGTCTTTTTCGGATATCGTTGTTTTCCAGCCTTGAAGCTGGCATAAGTCGAGTTTGCTTATCTTTACGTTACCCAGATACGGCAAAACATTGTTGCTAAGAATGGACGCCGCTTTGTCAAGGGTCGTGTCACGTACTTCGAGACGTTTCACGGCTATATATTCATCAAACAAATTTTTCACGGTCATGCGAGAGCGCATCGGCTGCTCTGCAACCGATGCAAGCAATGCCTGCTCGGCGGCTTTGGCCTCTGGTGCGCCATAGACGATCTGAGTTTTCGTTTGATATTTTCCGTTTCCGTCGGTATAGTTGACGCGGACGCGATATCCTTGCTTGCCGTCTTTACTTTTACCAGTCTTATAAATGGGCATTTCAGATAGTCCAACCTTTCTATCAGCTTATCAAGATCGTCAATGCCGCCGGAGCGTGAGAGCTTTTAATCAAAAAGCATCCTCCATGCTGTGATTTTGATTGTCCACAGCCTTGACGGGCTTCTCTCCAATGTCGATGTCCTCTTTGTTGCCGCAAAAGCTAACCGAATCCACCTGTATAATCGGTACGGTTCTTTGGTAGTCGTTTTCGTCCTTCACATGGTTAATATGTATACTTCCTACGGTGGAGATGTGCATACCGGATCGAAAGTTTTCGCTGATAAATTTCGCTGTATTTCCGAAGCTCATGCAGTTGAACATATCGAATCCATTGTAGGCTCCTTTGTGCTTGGGGCGGCGAACAGATAATTTGAAATTGCAAAAATCCTCGTTGTTTCTGGTTAAGCCGCGGGTGATATCGCCCGTGATGGTTCCTACTAAGACGGCAACGTTGGTCAATGTTTTTTTCTCCTTTCGTTGATTTTCTCCGCCCTTCGAGCGTCTCGTAAAAAGGTTTCTCTAGTCTTATAAAACCTACATTCGCCACGTTTACAATACAGATCATCCAGCGCCGTACAATCTAATTTCTTTTTGTTGTTAAATGCGAAACAATCTGTTTTTATCATCTGGGCCTCCATATTTCTGGCTTTACTCGCTGCGCGTCACGGAAACCGGCAGAAGCATTTCGGGCAAGAAGTTCACTTCATAACGATACTTATTGACGCTTGCGCCAGAGATATCCTCCACCGACCAAAACGCCTCATGAGGCAGTCCCACCGAGTGCTTCTTGTATTCGTTCGGCCCGGTTTCCACGACGGCGATAATGCGACGTGTTCCATTGGTTTGTTTCAATTCAAAAGAAAATGCGCCCACCAGTTCAAATACCGGCTTGTCTGTCCGTCCGTTGATAACTACCAGGCGGCGAATGACATTAAAATTATCGGCCTCTTTGGAAACGTTGTAGGACACTCTCTCAGATTCGTTGCATCCGACGAATGAATATACCACCAACAGCGTCAGCAGTAGTAAGGCTAATACTTTGTACTTTTTCATTGGGGCTGTTCCTCCTTGTCGATTGTCTTGAATTCAATCACCCAAACCCATGGATTAGCATCCCAACCAAATCGGTCGCGGTCAGCAGGCTTGATAGTGGCATTCCATACGGAAGAAAATCCTCCGTAGTATGTAGCGTGTTCGTCTTGCATATATTCTGTCTTTCCTGTTGTTGGGTCTGTATATGGATATGCTTTACAAGCGCCCTCTTCTTTTGCTTGTTTCTCCGTAATATACTGCAATCGTTCTATGTGTACATCCGTCACTCGCAGGAAAATCCGAGCGGCCTCTTTAGGCATATGAATGGAGGGATTCCACTTTTTCCGTTCTGCCAGACCATTCGGACAACGCGCCTTGTAGATAACTCCGCCAACAGCTCCGTCGTGGTATGCCCACGTCTCTCTCACATACAGGTCGTCGCCGCAGTGATATGGCGGCTTTAACACGTGCTTGTCCCCGCCCGGCCACATCGACCACGAAAAATCTCTATATCCGTTGTGGATGTATGCCGCCTCCGGAGGCTGTGGCTTTATTACCCGACGCGTCATCGTCTTACGGCCATCCAAAATCGCTCGTACCATTTCCGTGCTGAATAAAATCGGTTTCATCTTTCCTTCCCCTCTCCCTGTATCCCGCGCCACACAAAATCACACGAACCGTCGGCGGGTCTGTCGGGCCTGTCACCGCAGGGAATTCCTGTGTAACGAATGCTATGGGCGCAGACAGAGCACGGCAACCTAGATTTCCTCAAATCCTTCACCGCCGCATCCCGCTCGCGTTCCATCTGTGCGCAATGGTCTTTCTCGATTTGTAGAAGCGCCTCCTGTATCTCTATAATGCCGTTTGCTTGCTGTAGAGCATCCGTTGTTTCTGCAATAATGTCATTTACGTATTTGCCCATAATTTATATTACCTCCATCTCAATCAAAAATGCCGCATTGCAGGCCAAGTGCCACAGATGGGGCAGCCCACTCTCCGGGTCAAGCTTTTCCCCGCGCAGGTAAGCCAGCCAATGCCGGTATAGCGCGTCCCGGTATCGCTGTGGCTCTACCTGTTTCCAATTTTCGGGGTCATGATACTTTCTGCATCCGTGCTCCCGAACCGCAGTTACCGCGTCGATCAGACCGACAGGAACTAAGGTAGGACGTGGTTTACCCTCGTCGTTCTTGGCTTCGTTAGGGTTCATCGTCTACTCCTCCACTTCACTATTCAGCCATTTTGAGGTGGAAAGATGGCATTGCTCTTCCGAAATGTGTGCGCAGCACCTGCCGTTCCTCCGTGCATCGCAATACCTCGGATGGCATGCCTGAACAATCAGTTCATCCCACCCGTCGATCATTCCCGCCATTTCCTCGGCGCTCATTGCGCGAATCTTTTCGTAGTTGGTCATTGCGGTCACTCCTTCCCTCCGAGTAAGGATTCCGGGGTCCAGCCTACGCCGATGTAATCGAGGACACGACCCCAACCGTATTGTTCGCCATTGTCGTCGGTACAGCATTTCAGCATCCAATATTCCCATTCTTTCGGTTTTTCCTCTCGTAGCCTGTCGAATCTATGGGGACGCTTTTCCAAATGAATGCCAAACCCGCACATGCTGCATCCTGTCCTTTGCGCTTTTGTGGTGCGCAAGGTTCCGCTCGAATCATGTACGATCTCACCGTATATCTCCGGAACCGGCACCTTTAGGTCAAGCGCAAGCTGTAGCAAATCCTGACGGTCAAATATAGCGAACGGTGCTGAGCGAATTGTACCCGCTCCGAAATAATTACAGCCGTTTATCATGAGGCTTTTTTGCCTGCGTCCTCCCTCGGAGGCCATAAGCCCGAGATACGGGACGCTGTTATGTTCCTTTGCCCAATCAGCACAAGGCTTCTCCTTGAGATAATAACAGCACTTCGACGATACCTTGAACGGTGCGCACTGATAACTCACTCCTTCGCGTTCGTTTTCACCCCCTCCAAATAACTTAAGCCATTTTTGAGCCATTTTCATTCGGGTGTTTTTGCGGTATCCTCCATAGGCTCCTGTCTCGCCGGTGATAATAGCGTGCCGGATGGTCGCATTCTTTGGCGTGGGGTTTTGCAGCAGTTCAATTTTTGCAGCTGTTTCCTTTGACAAAACAGGGAATCCAAAGCGTTGGATGATCTTGGCCTTTGACCAGTATTTGTCCGGTTTACCGTCTTCGCCGCGTTCCCGCACCAAAGGTTTTATCCGTTCAATCCCCAGCTGTTTGTGTATCGCCTGAATGCTAGCATCCTCTAAATGGCTAACCGAAATTCCCGGTGCATCAATGCCAATGGAACGTAAAAACAAATACAAGGTAATGCTGTCCAGTCCTCCTACGGATACATGACAATTTAAGCCTCGCCTTCCGCATTCGTTGTAAAACTCCCATGCGCGTGTTTTAGCGTAATTCACCTTGAATTCATACGGCAGTTGCTGCTTTACGCGAAAAGAGGCTATTTTTTCTTCTGTGTGATTTTCTTTTGCTCGTTCGATACAATTTTTCATTGATTACTTCTCCTTCCCCTCGGCCAGCACGTACCCCGCATAAGCCGCAAGCCCAAGGCACAGCGCCAGCACAAACGGGTTGATTCCAAGCAGCGCGCACAGGCCGATCATCACAGCGCACAGCATCAGGACTAAGTAGGATACTAGTCGCATTTTAGGGCCTCCAGCAATTCCGGGTTATCGTATATGTTGCCGACAACCTCGTATTCACAATGAGCACAAATTTCGGGGCAATTATCAGGAAACAATTTTGAAGTTCTTAAAAATCGTGTTGCTTCTTGATGCCAAAACACACGTCCAACATCAGCACGGAGGTCGTACAGATACTCGTTATCCAAACCCTCGTTATACTGATGAACGATATCCCCCTCAAAAATCATTTTGCCGTTTTTATCGGTCAAGCCGGTGTACTGGCCTATGGTATCGGGGTCAATTTCATACCATTCGTCGTCGTAAACGCCTTTCGGTTTTTTGCATATAACAAATGCTACATAAGTATTAACCGCCGAACATATTGTGTCCTCTGATAAGTAGCCCTCATCCCATTCTCCGTTGTCAACTCGCTTTCCGCGAAATAGAATTTCTCTCATCCTTATTTCCTCCGTCCTTCAAGCTTCTGTCCGCAAAATGGACATCTTTCGGGCAACTTCGTCCAACTCTCCGCAACGCGTTCGCAGCAGAACGGACACAGCAACACCGTTTTTTTTAGGAGCAAGTACCTCGTACTGCTCGATTGGGAACGCGGAAGGGTTATGCAGTCGGGTTCTTCTCATCCGTATCCTCACCTTCCAAATAAAACGCTTCCTCGTAAGTTAAACCGGTCAATTTCAAGATTTTATTAACCGTGCTCATGGTAGGACTTGATTCGCCGTACAAGAGCCTTGTCGCCGTTGCACTTTGAATATCGATCAAAATAGATAATTTGCGAATAGATAATTTTCTTTCAATCATATACTGCTTTAGCTTGGGGTATACGATCTTACTAAATTTGTCTTTTCTTTTCCCCACATCTAACACTTGGCGAACATATTCTCTAGTTACCCCGTACTTATCTCCAATCTCCTGCAAGGTATATCCGTCCATTCTCATGCAAAACATATCGATTTTTTCTTCTCTGGTCATGATTTATCTCCTCTCCCTTTCCTCGTATGATGTAAACCCCTCCGGCGCGTGGATTTCCTCCATGGCTTCCATCTGCCGGGCGTGTTCTTTCTGGCCATAGCTGGAATACTTGCCTCCCGGCTGCATGACTTCCGCGTTGTCTTCTTCAATCTCCCGCTCGCTTGGGGAGGGGTACTTGTGTTTTGATTCGGGGTGCTTTTTTGCTTCGTCGCGATCTTTTTGTGCTTTTTTTCGGCATTCATCAGAGCAGTACTTTTGAGTGCCATACGGATCTTCCAGTATCTTGTTGCACGCAGGACAGCGCCGGGGTATTGGATTGCCGTAAGCGTCAACGTATTTACTCACATTCACTTTCGGGTTCCTCCTCCACTGTGATCTCCGTGCGCGGATTGGCCTTGTCATATCTGCCTTGGATTTTCAGAGTGATGTGCTGAAAACTATCGTCCTGGATGATTCCGGCTACCGTCAGGCCGTCTAGAATCATTTTGCCGCTGTAGTTGTCTGGGTCCCGTCGGCCCCGGCTGCCGAAATAGTACGTTATCGTTACGACGGCACGGGAAATAGGGGATTGCGGCACAGGGCGGCAGAGCAGATATACAAGCTTTTTCCACTCCCGTTTCAGCTCCCGGTATTTCCATTCGTTTTTTCTCCCGGCAAAGAGGTTGAGCGACGGCGGGATTTGCGGGATTGTGTAGTGGTAGATCATACCGAGTACCTCATGTTTCGATCTCCGGAACGCTCGATCTCCACCAGAAATCGGCCGTTTTGGCATCGTTCCGCGATGCGGGAAGAAAGCCCGGTATCGAATTTATGAAGTTCTTTCAAAAAATGCTCGCTGGAAAAAATGGTGATGGTACTGCGTGAATTGTATCGGACGCTGATCAGCTCAAATGCCGTGCGGGTTTCCGCGCCGCTCGGAGAGGCGTTGCCTTCGTTTCTTGGGCGTTGATACTCTCCGTTCTCAATCTTCAAAAAGTCGTCGATGTAAAGCACCGGAACTTTCGCCAGCTCCGCTATACGCTTTTTGTACTCCGTCTCGTTGGGGTGAGAACGCAGGTACTGCGCTTCGGCGCGCCACAGGGAATATTGGGCACGAAATCCACGGCGAAGCAGCTCGCCGGTGATTGCAGCGCAAAGGTGGGTTTTGCCTGCCCCTACCTGGCCGCCGACATAAAGCCAATTGCCGTTCGGATTGGCAAGAAAAGCTTTTGCCGTCTGTAACGCGCGCTGCTGCCATGGGTGATCGGCGCGGTATGTATCCAGCGTACAGCGTTCCAGCAGATCACCCAGGCCGCTTTTTTGTGCGCTGTTTCTCGCCTTTCGGATGGATTCGCACTGACATGGCACCGCAACGATGGAGCCGGTTGCCAAAGAGATTCGGTAGTTAACCCCCTTGTTTTTGCAGATGGGGCAGTCGTATCCCGTCTTGTTTCCAACGCCTGCGTTCATGGCGTTGCAAAGCGCCTGTTCCGGGTCGTCAGATACGGTTTGAGACAGGGCACTCGGTCGAATCTGTTCCAGCGGCAGATTGTTTTTGATAGGCTCCATTCCGGCCTCCTCCTTTCCAAAGCTTGTCCCACGCAACTCCCATCCAGTTATTAGCCATGGACGAGGCGATCACATCGATCACCGCTTGCTCCGGATACTCCTCCAAGAGATTGCGTACACGGGCAACAAAGGCATTCCACCCGGTGGGCTTGTAATTTTCCCGGCGTTCGGCCTTGTATGCCAGCCAGCGGGAAAGAGCCTCCTGCAATTCCGGCGAAAAATCGTTCGGGATATCCAACTCAAACTTTTTCTTTTTACCCCCTTTAGGGGGTTTTTCTTTTTCAGTTTCAGTTTGTTGTTTTATAAAATTTGTATCGCTCGTTTGATGTTGAGATAGTGCTGGTTTAATGTTGGTTTGATGTTGAGATAGTGTTGAGATAGTGTTGGTTTGATGTTGAGATAGTGTTGAGATAGTGTTGGTTTGATGCTGGTTTAATGTTGGGCTTTGCGTTGGTTCATCACATGACGATTCGGTTTCGTAAAGAATCAGAATCTGGCAGGATGGTTTTTTTCCTCGATTGCCCGTCCGGAATTTAATATACCCTTTGGATACCAATCCGTCTCTCGCGCGTTCCACAGCCCAGCGAGTTAATCCGATCTCCTCTTGTATTGGGGGAAAGCATAAGGAAAGCCACTCGGGGAAAAGCTGCCGGTTGGCCTTATCAAGCAAAATAAAGTATAAGGCTATTTCGTTGGCCGTGAGTGGAACCAGCTCGCGCCGTTTATTAAACCAGGCAAATTGCTTTAGCAGATTCATGGCGCATCCCTCCTAAAACGGAAGATCATCGTCGGCAGCGTCGTCCGCATTGTAGCTCCGCAGATCGGTCTGTTGGCCGTAGACCGGATTGGATTCGGGCGAAGGGGCATTGCCTATGGGTGGCGTTTCCGAGTCCATGCCGGCATAACCAATCCAATCGCATAACAAATCTGTATAAGTCTTTCCGTTGTATTCGCGGCTTTTGGTCTTACCTACCGCAAGAACACTATCACCCTTACGAATCCCTGCGGCGATATTGGCCAGCCTTCCAAACGCTTTGCAGTTGGCGAAAATAGTAGTGGTGTCCTTGTTCTTTCCAACGGCAAGAGAAAAGTTGGTGATGTGGGTATGGTTTTCACCTCGAATTACAAATTCGGCATCCTTTGTGCAGGTTCCCTGCACCATAACGCTGCCGTCGCTTAGTTTGCACTGCATTCTTCGGCCATCCTTTCCAAATCGCTGCAAATAGCATCGTAATCGCTTTGTTTGATATCCTTTGTGCTGGCAAAGCCTTTTGACACTAGCCAAGTCTTACACTGTTCGGACGACATACCAGCCTGGGCGGCGATGGCAAAGATACGCTTACGCTGTTTGGAAGTGATATCGTCCTCCGGCTTTGCTTTTATGATGGTATCTGCGCCTTTCATAAAGTCGTCGTTCTCTATGTCTTGGGTGAAAATGCTGGACAAACCAGCCATTTTAATGACTGCATCTAAAAGAGCGCGTTTTTCGGCGATTTTCAACTTGGTATTGGCGACATCAAAAGCGTTGGCGTTGCCTGTGTTGGATTCTCTAGTGTTGGCACTCCCATACCCCTCGGAGACGACATATTCTTTATCGTTAATGAGCGCCACGAGGCTGCACTTAAACTGATACATGAAAAAACCTTGTTCAAAGTTTTCTATTCGGTGCATAATTTCGTAGCGGTCAAACACACCGTACTGCTGCCGGATTGTTTCGGCTCCTGCTTTGTATAAAATGGGCTTTTTGAGTTTAGCGTTCGGTTTTCCGAAATCCACATCGCGCTTTAGGGTAAAATTCGCACCGTTGAACAACGATATTGCATAGTTGCCGCGAGATTCTTTGATGCCGGCTGAAATTTCACGGCTTTCGATAATGGACATTTGATTATTGCTTTCCATTAATAACTCTCCTTTCTCTATCCAGTTCAAGCAACACATCGAAAATACTAGAAGGGGGGGCGGGTATTAATCGGTAATCTCCATCCTTGCCGAGCTTTAAACCGTACATTTTTTTGATTGTTTTATTGCTGTTGGAGTCCCATAGCTTACGATATCCGTTGAGCTGCGCAGTAAGTAAGGGCTTGTCAATGCGAGAACCCGTCTTTAAATCCACAATAGACAACTCCCTATCAATTAGCCCCACTCGGTCGATTGTGCCAGCAAAACCGAGTTTTGAGCATCCTAGTGGCAACTCTATAGCATCCCAACTCTTGACACGATAATCGCGTAGAAAGTTTAGATAAGCGGTTACATATCCCGTGATATCTGGGGCGATTTCAACGTCGTCTAAATTGCCGATAAAATCAATATCAGCACAAGCCTCATGTACTCGTGTGCCGCGTTCTGCTGCTGCGTCGCGAAGCCAAGACTTGGCATTTTCAGCGATTTCTACTGTGAGAGGGCGGCATAGCTGGGTTACACTGGAGACTTCTTTGCCGTCGATGGTATAGGTATGCGTTTCGTCGTCAAAAACCAATCGCGTCATAAAGCTCCGCCTCCCGGTCAAGATACTTTTCCGCGCACTTGTCGCACAAATCCATTCCGCATATTTCGTTTACCTCGGCGCTTTCCCCGCACTCGTCGCAATAGTAGCGTTCCACGTTGCGGTTCGGGCAGGAGGCTCCCAGGCAGGACAAGCCGCAATCCACGCATTCGTTTTGATACACGACCATTTTGTTACCTCCCTGCGCCGAAAAACAGATTGAAAATATCCTGAATTCTGGGATCAACATGAGCGTTTGTGCTTGACAAATCCGTATGTTCCTCGTATACTGAACACGATGTATTTTGTTCTTTGCGTCTCTCAAAGTTGCCGCTTTGAGGGGCGCTTTTCATTTGTCCATACATTTCTGCATCTCCTCCCATTCGGCTCGTTTTCTGGCGATCCTCCGCTGCACCCGGAATTCCCGCCAATCCTGCCACAGGACTTTCGCCCAGGGACGGGCGTACTCCCACAGCCAGCCTGCTATCGGAAACAGGATTCCGATGTACAGCACCAGCAGATATACCAGCAAGTCTAAAATGTCCATGGTTGGTTGCCTCCTTTTTATCTATCGTTGTGCTGCTACTTTCTCCCGGTTGGCCTCGCGGTAGGCCTTTTGCTGTGCTGCTACCTTTTCCCGATTGGCCTCACGGTAGGCCTTTCGCTGTGCTGCTACTTTCTCTCGGTTGGCCTCATAGTAGGCCTTTTGCTGTGCTGCTACTTTCTCTCGGTTGGCCTCATA